CACGCTGGTGGCCAACAACCCGGCACGCGGCACCACGCCCGAACGCATGGAAAAGCGCCTCGCCAGCGAGCAATACCGGCAATGGCTGGTGGAACTGGTGCGGCCACACACGGTCGTTATCATCACCGCCCGCCCGGTCACCTGGATGATGAAAACTCTCGACCGCATTGAGGAGCAAACCGGGTGGCGTCCGCAGGATGCGTGTTTCGCTCCCAAGGGCTGGTGGAATCCCCCGGCGATCAAGGAGCATCTTCTGAAAAAGGACGTGTTCCCGATCCACGGCGAACATGCCCGCTACCTCGCCATCGAGAGCAATCCACGGACGCGGGAAATGTATGCCCGGTTCGCCATCCCGTGCTTCTGGGTGACGGAGGAAGGGACCTGCCTGACCGAAGGCACGCGGATCGTGAAGCGGCTGCCGCGTTGACATCCGCCACGCGGGCATGAGTGAAGCCCAACGTGACGAGGTGATGCCACGCGGTGCCTGGCAATTCGACCAGGAGGTGACCGCTGCTTTCGACGACATGCTCCAGCGGAGCATCCCGCAATACAACGCGATGCGGATGGTGACCTTCGAAGTCGGCCGGCGCTTCGTGCAGCCCGGGACCACGATCATCGACATGGGCTGCTCCCGCGGCCAGGCGCTCCTGCCGTTCGTTTCCAAGTTCGGTGCGGAAAACGATTACATCGGCCTGGAGATCAGCGAGCCGATGATCGAGGCGGCGCGGCGGAACCTCTCCTACCACCCTCACGGCAATCGCGTCACCGTCCAGTCTGCCGACCTGCGCCATGAATTCCCTCGTGTGACATCCAGCCTCGTGCTCTCGGTGCTCACCCTGCAATTCACCCCCATCGAATACCGCCAGCAGATCATCCGCCGCGTGTTCGAGTCGCTGGCCCCCGGCGGAGCATTCATCCTCGTGGAAAAGGTTCTCGGCGCGACATCGAAGCTCGATGAGGCGTTCGTGAACCTGTTTCTCCAGATCAAGCGCGAGAACGGATACAGCGACGAGCAGATCGACCGCAAACGAATGTCGCTCGAAGGCGTGCTGGTCCCGGTCACCGCCCGCTGGAATGAGGAGCTTCTCCATCAGGAAGGCTTCACGTCGGTGGACTGCTTCTGGCGGCACCTGAACTTTGCCGGATGGGTGGCGGTGAAACCATGATGCCGACCCGTCCTTGAGCTTGTCGCGGCACTTGGGAAACGGCATCATGGCGTCCGATGACCCCGAAGTTCGGCGAAATGGCCAAGGTGCGCGTCCGATATGAACACGGACCCCAGGAAGGTTATGTGGTGGCGGTCAAGGAGCAGGACGGCAGATGGATCTACAAGATTTCCCATCAGGATCAGGACAACACCGTTGAAAGTTGGGACAACTGGGTGCCGGAAGAGTGGCTGGAAAAGGTGAAGTGATTGCGCCTCGGCGGCCTTACCTCGCTTGACACCCGCCATGCGGCGTGGAGCAAAAGGAACTTTCACCTGAAGTCGCGGGCAAGATCCTCGATGCCGACTTCCAGAACATCGTCAAAAAGGTCGCGGCGGGCAAGCCGCTGACCGTTGCGGAACGTGCCCGCATCGAATCCCGGGCGGCCGGCAGCGTCGATACGATGGCCTATGCCAAGAACCTGGTCGAACTTTCCGTGATCCTCGGGGTCACCCGCAGGACGTTGGCGAACTGGCAGAAGATGGATGGTGCCCCAAAGGCGCTTTCCAACGGGCTTTGGCCGGTGGCTGACTGGCGCGAGTTTGTCAGGGTGCGCGGGCTGAAGCTTGGCAAGACACCATCGGTCAACGAGGAAGCATTGAAGGCCCGCAAACTTCTGGCCGAGGTGGAGGAACGGGAGCTTCGCATCGCGGTGAAGAAGGGCGAATACGTCGCGCTCACCCAAGTCCGCGAGGAATGGATCGGACTGGTCGCCCAGGCGACATCCATCCTCCGCGCCAAATTCGAGAACGAGCTGCCGCCCGTGCTTTCCGGTCTCGACGCGACCGGCATCCAGCGGGAATGCCGCCGCGCCATTGATGAAGTCCTGCGCTGCCTCCACGAATCATGAACGCGCTCAAGGAAATCTGGCGCGAGGCATGGCAACCGCCTGACCGCCGCCCCGCATGGCAATGGTGTGAGGATCACATCGAGGGTATCCCGTATTCACCCAACCCGGGACGTTTTCGTTCGGAAAACTCGCCGTGGATCCGCGAGGTGATGGAGGCGCTGGTCGATCCACGCGTCCGGCTCGTCTCGATCATCGCGTCGGTGCAGTCGTCCAAGACCACCGCGCCGGAACTCACGCTCTGCTACATCATTTCCAACCTGCCCGGTCCCGCCCTCTGGCTCGACCAAACCGACGAGGACGCCCGCGATTATTCCGAGTCGCGACTGCAGAAGCTCTTCGACCAATGCGAACCGGTCGCCCGGCTCATGCCCACGGGCGTTCACCGCCACAAGCGCAAGAACAACGCGATCCAGTTCAACAATGGCATGACGCTCTGGATTCTCGGGGCGCACAACAAGACCAACCTCCAGCGCCGTTCGATCCGCTGGTTGATCGGTGACGAGACGTGGCGCTGGCCGCTGGGTCACATGGCAGAAGCGGAAGCCCGCGTCACCGCGTTCGGCTGGCTCGGCAAGTGCATCTTCATGAGCCAGGGCGGCGAGGAGGACGACGACACCCACCGGAAGTTCGAGACGACCGACCAGCGCGAGTGGACGTTTGCGTGCCCGGAGTGCGGCCACCGTCAGCCGTTCAAGTGGGAATGTGTCGAATGGAGCAAATCGGCCCGCGACGAAACCGGTGAATGGGATTTCGACGAGGTCCGGCGCACCACAGCGATGCGCTGCGAGTCGTGCAACCACTACTTCAACGACAGCGACCGCACCCGGCGCGAACTCAACGCCACCGGCCAGTTCATCAAGAAGAACCCCAAGGCATCGGCGGAAAACGTCGGATTCCACTGGAATGCCCTGTGCGCGATGAGCTGGGGACAACTCGCGGAACTCTACCTGCGGGCCAAAGCGGCAGCGAGAAAGGGTGATGTCTCGCTGCTCCAACAATTCTATCAGAAGCGCCTCGGGCTGCCGTGGCGCGAGTATGTGGAAGACTACAAGCTGGAGATCGTCAAATCCGGCTACAAGCGCGGCGAGACCTGGGAAGAGGAAGGCGCGATTGATCCGAAGACGGGCAAGATCCTCGCCGCGCCGCTGCCCGAGCGCACCGGCCTGATCCCGCTGCGCTTCATCACGGTGGACTGCCAGATGGATCACCTGTTCGTCGTGGTCCGCTCGTGGTCGGCGGAAGGATCGAGCCGCCTGATGTGGAACGAGCGCATCCTTACCTTCACCGACATCGACGTGATCCAGGAACGCTTCGGCGTGCATTCCAGCCTCGTATTCCTCGACGCCGGCTACGCGACCTATGACGTGTATCGCGAGTGCGCCAAGCGCGGCTGGGTGGCGCTGATCGGCGACCGCCGCCCGGTTTATGCCCACAAGGGGCGCGACGGCAAGACGGTGCAGCGGTTCTACTCACCCCGGCGCAAGGTCGTGCTGTCGCATCGCCAACACTGCCACGTCCACTACTGGAGCAACCTCAACATCAAGGACACGCTCGCCCGTCTGCGTCGCAATCAGGATCCGTCCCAAGGCCCAACGTGGGAAGTGCCCGACGACATCGACGACGACTATCTCGCCCAACTCGAAAGCGAGCAGCGCGTGAAGGAAAAGGGCCAGTGGATGTGGAAGCAGATCGGCTCCCGACCGAACCACTACCTCGACTGCGAGGCGGAACAGGCCGCCGCCGCGACAATGCTCAAGATCGTCGGGCGCGAGTCCATCGCCGCCGCACCGGTTGACACTCCGGACGGGGGGCTATGAAAACCGTCACCATCCTCCGCTTCCTCACCTTCCTCGGCTCCGGTCTCACCGCGCTGGCCGCCGCAGACCTCAGTGGGATAGCCAACCTGCTGGATCAGGAAAAGGCTCAATACCTGCTCATCGCCGGACCCGCCGCACTGGCGCTCAAGGAACTGGTCGTCGTGCTCGGCGACCTCTTCGACGACGGCAAGCCGAACAAATCGTTC